CGCGGATACGGTCGTTCGGATGGAACTCAACCCGTTCCCCGACCAGAAGATCCCGTTCGTCGTCATCCCCTACATGCCGATCAAGCGCAGCGCCTACGGGGAACCTGACGCTGAATTGCTGGAGGACAACCAGAAGATTCTGGGTGCCACGATCCGCGGCATGATCGATTTGATGGGCCGCTCGGCCAATGGCCAGCAGGGCTTCGCCAAGGGCATGCTCGATCCGCTCAATCGCCGGCGCTACGAGAACGGGCAGGACTACGAGTTCAACCCGAACATGCCGATCCAGAACGGCCTGATCGAGCACAAGTATCCGGAGATCCCGCAGTCGGCGCTCACCATGGTTCAGTTCATGAACCAGGATGCGGAAGCACTCACCGGCGTGAAATCCTTCTCGGGTGGTATCTCCGGGCAGGCTTACGGTGATGTGGCCCAAGGCATCAAGACCGCCATGGATGCGGCGTCCAAGCGTGAGATGGCGATTCTTCGTCGACTCGCCAAGGGCATGAGTCAGATTGGCGACAAGATCATCGCCATGAATGGCGCCTTCATGTCCGAGGAAGAGACGATCCGTGTCACTGCTGAAGAGTTCGTGACGGTTCGTCGGGATGAACTGATCGGCAACTTCGATCTGATCGTCGACATCTCCACCGCTGAGGTGGACAACCAGCAGTCTCAGGATCTGGCGTTCATGTTGCAGACGCTTGGACCGAAGGCAGACTGGGGCTTCGTGTCGATGATCCTCTCGGAGATCGCACGTCTGAAGCGCATGCCTGAACTTGCCAAGAAGATTCTCGCCTTCAAGCCACAACCGGATCCGATGCAGCAGCAGTTGATGCAGATGCAGATCCAGAAGGAGCAGAGCGAGATCGACAAGAACAACGCTCAGGCGGAGTTGTATCGCGCTCAAGCTCGGGCAGCCGGTGCTGTGGCCGACAAGTCCAACCTCGACTTCGTCGAACAAGAGACGGGTACGAAGCACGCTCGGGATATGGAAAAGCAGTCGGCGCAAGCTGAAGCCAACCAGAACCTGAAAGTCACGGAGGCATTGCTCAAGGGCCGCAAACAAGCCAATGGTGGTGAATCAAAGCCGGATGTGAATGCGGCTGTTGGTTTTAACCAGATTTCCAAGGCAATGAGCGGCATTCCTGCTGGACAAATGTAGGCGTAAACTTCTACAATCCTCACGTTATGTTTGGGGTCGCACATACTGTGTGGCCCCATTCATAAAGAGATATTTCGGATCAACCCTCAACCTTTCTTTTAGAGAGCATCCATGTTCAACACGAGCCAACTCCAGGAACTCGAACAGAGTCTGGAGAGTGCCAAGAAAAACGTCGCACTGCGCGACGCACTGGTCAAACTCCAGGGCAACAAGGACTTCAAGAAGCTCATCACCGAGGCCTACCTCGTGAGCGCAGCAGCGGACTTCGCCCGTCAGGCAGGCGATCCGACTCACACCGATCGCCAGAAGGCGGATGCCATGGCGATGGCACTGGCACCGGGCCACTTGAAGCGCTTCTTCGCAGTGGTGTTCGCGCAAGGCGAGCAGGCCATCGAAGACATCCCCCAACTGGAAGCAGCCATCGAGCACGTGCAGGCAGGCGGTTCGCTGGAAGAAGAAGACGAGGAATAATCAATGCCACTCGCAGCGGGACAGAATCCGCTGGAGCTGAGTGACGATGACTTCCTGAAGTTTGCAGCCGAGGGCGGTGAGATTCCCTCCCTTGGCTCCGAGGATTCGAATACCGAGTCCCTTCAGGAAACCACCGAGACTCAGTCCAGTGAAGAGGTGACGGACGCCTCGACGCAAGTCGAAACCACCGAAGAACAAGTTGACTCTGCTTCGACTCAAGTTGAAGACGAGTCGAATGTTGCATCCACGCAAGTTACCTCTAGCGAAGAGGCAGCGAGTGATGTTAACGTTCAACCCAACTTGCAGTCGAAGGAAAGCAAGAAGGACGAAGCAACTGCAACCGATCCTGTTACCAAGCCGGCAGGCGAGGACAAGAGCGGCCAGGACAAGTCGAAGGATGCGGCGGCAACCACCGACAAGTCAGCAAGTTCCGAAAGCACTGTCGACTACAAAGCGTTCTACGACCGGGTGATGACACCCTTCAAAGCGAACGGCAAACAGATCGAACTTCGTAATATCGACGAAGCGATCAGCCTGATGCAGATGGGGGCGAACTACACCCGGAAGATGCAGGACTTGGCTCCGCATCGAAAGACGCTGATGATGCTCGAAAATGCGCAGCTCCTGGACCAGGACAAGTTGTCGTTCTTGATTGATCTCAACAACGGCAACCCCCAAGCGATTCAGAAGCTGCTCAAGGACAAGGGAGTTGATCCCATGTCTATCGACACCAGCGAAGATTCAAACTACCTTGGCGGAAATCACAAGGTCAGTGATGCCGAAGCGAACTTTCGCACCGTACTCGAAGACGTTCAGTCTGCCGACGGCGGTAAAGCGACGCTTCAGGCCATCAACGACACATGGGATCAGGCTTCTAAGGATGTGCTGTGGAATGAGCCACAGGTGATGTCTGCGATTCACCAGCATCGAGCGAACGGCATGTACGAGCGCATCGAAGCTGAAGTGAACCGTCAGAAGACCCTGGGCCATGTTCCGGCCGATCTACCGTTCATCAAGGCCTACAAGGTTGTTGGTGATGCGATGGATGCGGCAGGTGCCTTCAAAGACCTGGTTGCCCAAGCTCCCGTTCAGAAGACCCCTGCCACACCCACTGCTGCTGTCGTTGCCGAGAAAAAGGCACCGGTGGCAACTCGTGTCGTCGCTCCCAAGTCGGCTGCCGTGAACGCTGATCGTGCCAGCGCTGCTGCTGCTACGCGCAGCGCTCCGCGTGAAGCGAAACCTGCCCTGAATCCCCTCGCCATGTCGGACGAGGAGTTTATGACGCAGATGAAAAACCGGCTCTGATAAGGGAATTGACCCATGCCATTGAACTACAACGCGCCCGTTGACGGGCAAAAGTCGAGCATCGACAAGGGCGGCAACGCCGACCAGATGCAGACCTTCATGTGGCTGAAGTCGTCGCTCGTGACGGCACGCAAGGAGCAGTATTTCATGCCCCTCGCATCGGTCACGAACATGCCGAAGAACTTCGGCAAGCGCATCAAGCTGTACGAGTACATCCCGCTGCTCGACGATCGAAACATCAACGACCAGGGCATCGACGCCACGGGCGCAACGATCGTGGACGGCAACCTGTACGGTTCGTCGAAGGACATCGGCAAGATCACGGCGAAGCTGCCGACGCTGGGCGAAAACGGCGGCCGCGTGAACCGCGTCGGCTTCACCCGTATCGAGCGCGAAGGCACGTTCCACAAGTTCGGTATGTTCTACGAGTGGACGCAAGAGTCGCTGGACTTCGACTCGGATCCGGAACTCGCGCAGCATCTGGCCACCGAGCTGATGAACGGCGCCGTGCAGATGACGGAATCGCAGCTCCAGATGGACCTGCTGGCTTCGCCGGGCGTGGTCATGTTCTCGGGCGCGGCAACGTCGAAGGCGCAGATCAGCGGCGAGAAGGTCACCCAAGCTGGTCAGCCGGACATCCCGGTGTCGGTGGTGTCGTACAAGAACCTGTCGCGTCTGGATCAGATCCTGACCGACAACCGTTCGCCCACCTCGGTGAAGATCATCACGGGTTCCCGTCTGGTCGACACGCAAACGCTCGGCGCACGCCGTGTGATGTACGTTGGCTCGGAAGTCGTTCCGGTCCTCGAAGGCATGACCGACCTGTTCGGCAACCCGGCGTGGGTTCCGGTGCAGAAGTACGGCGACGCCGGCACGCTGATGAACGGCGAGATCGGTGCAATCGGCAAGTGGCGCTTCATCCAAGTGCCGGAAATGCTGCACTGGGCAGGCGCTGGTGCTCCGTCGACGGATGCGAACGAAGGCTATCGCACCTCGACGGTCGGCGGTGTCGAGCGCTACGACGTGTTCCCGATGCTCACCATCGGTGACGATTCGTTCACGACCATCGGCTTCCAGACGGACGGCAAGACGGTCAAGTTCAACGTCATCACGAAGATGCCGGGCAAGGAAACGGCCGACAAGACCGACCCGTATGGCGAGCAGGGCTTCAGCTCGATGAAGTGGTACTACGGCTTCTTGCTGAAGCGTCCGGAACGTCTGGGCGTCGTCTACACCGTCGCACCGCTGTAAGCGTCTGAACCAGTGGAGAGGAGATTGTCCCGGCAGTCTCCTCTCCCTTGGCTCCACATCAAGGAATCCAAGGATCAACCATGAACGACCTGAATCAAGTCGAGAACGAAGAGCAGGAAGACCAGCTCACGGAAGCAGATGAACTGAAGCTCCTGAAAGAGCGTGCCACGCTCATGGGCATCAAGTTCAGCAACAACATCTCCATCGACACGCTCAAGGCGAAGATCGACGAAAAGATGAACGGCGGCAAGACGGAAGAAGCTCCGGCTGCTGTCGCTACCCCGCTCGAAGCCAACCCGCTCGTCGGGCAGAACACGGCACCGGCCAAGGTCAAGTCGCTGCGCCAGCATCTGCGTGACGAGGAAATGAAGCTCGTGCGCGTGCGCATCACCAACATGGATCCGAAGAAAGCGGATCTGCGCGGTGAAGTGCTCTGTGTCGCCAACGAATACCTGGGCAACGTCAAGAAGTTCATCCCCTACGGCGAAGCCACGGACAACGGCTATCACATCGAGAACTGTCTGTACAAGACGCTGCGCGATCGTGAATACCTCCAGGTCCGCGAAGTGAAGGGC